AGATCCAACAGTTGTTCCAAAAATAGAATCGTTTAAAGTTGTGGCAGTTCCTGGTGGTTAATATATGAAATTTAAAATTGAAGGGACTAAATTTTCTCGAGATGTTGACACAATGGCTATACTTTGTAATGATAGAGGTGAAGTTACTAGATATGAAAATGAACTGAGAAAACATCAAGAAAATTTGGCTAGAGACATAGAAATAAATAAATTAAAATCAGATATATCTGAAATAAAATTAATGCTACAAAGTTTGATCGATAGAGGATAAAATGGCTAACGCAAATATCGACATTGTTACAGTTACAAATACGTTCGATGAGTGGCGCACTCGATCAAACGATCTCATTACAGATCGAAATATTCTTCGCAACACTAATTATGTAAAGGATAATGGCGACTTTATTGTTTACAACGGTGCCATTACAATTAATAGAGGGACTGGCGGCGTTGTTTTATCAATTAGTGATGGTGCTGATGCTCTTATAACAGGAACAACAACTACTACTGATCTTATTGTTGGCGATGACGCTCAAGTTGGCGATCAATTGACTGTTGGCGGAAATAGTATTCTTCAGGCTAACTTATCTGTTTCTAAAAATAGCGTCTTTTCGCAAACAGTTAATGTCGGCGGAACATTAAACGTCAATTCTAAGATTTATGCATACAATGCTAATGGCGATCTACATGTTGCATCAGGTAATCTTTCTGTTGCAAGTAATGCAACTATTTCAGGCAATTTAGCAGTTTCTCAAGATGCATCTGTAACTAAACAACTTACAGTTTCTGGTAACACAACTCTTCAGTCCAACGCAGCAATTTCTAAGAATTTGACTGTATCGCAAAATGCAACTATCAGTGGAACAGGTGAAGTTACTGGTAATTTTAGTGTTAACACTAATAAATTTAACGTCGTAGCATCTAGTGGTGATACAACAGTAGCTGGAAACACAATACTACAATCAAATACTTCGATTTCTAAGAATTTAACTGTAAGTCAAAACGCAACTGTTTCCGGAACTGGCGAAGTTACTGGCAATTTTAGCGTCAATACAAATAAATTTAACGTCGTAGCATCTAGTGGTGATACAACAGTTGGTGGAGATCTTACGGTTTCTGGTGGTGACATAACATCAACTGCAACTGCAAATCTATTAAACACTACTACAACAACACTCAATTTTGGTGGAGCAGCAACTACGCTCAACATGGGAGCAGCTGCAGGAACAGTAACAACTGCTGGCGATTTGAGTATTCTTGGTGGCGATATTACTTCTACTACGACTGCTAACGTCGTAAACACATCAACAACAGTAAATTTTGCTGGTGCAGCAACAACTTTAAGAATAGGTTCTGCTTCTGGCACTTCCACTGTTACTGGCGATTTAGATGTTCAAGGTGGAGACATAACCTCTACCGCAACAGCAAATATTGCTAACACATCAACAACAGTAAATCTTGGTGGTGCTGCAGCAACCGTTCGTCTTGGATCTACATCTGGAACAACTGTTACTAGAAACGATTTGAGCGTAACTGGTGCAGGAACTGTTGGTGGCATACTGACTGCAGTTGGAAATACAATACTTTCTTCCAACCTTTCTGTCTCTAGAAATGTTACAGTTGGTCAAAATACTACAATTACTGGGACACTAGCAGTTGGTGGTGTTGCCACATTAGGAACTCTTGCTGTTACTGGTGTTGCGACTATTACTGGCAACACAAATATATCATCAAATGTTAATGTGACGCAAAACGCTTATATTAGTGGTACAGCTAATGTCGCTGGCGAATTAACTGCATCAAATATTAATCTAAGCACTTCTCAAACTCGTTGGATTCGTAACGGTGATGCCAATTTCGGTGACGTTACAATTAATGGGACTTTGGTGACTGTTGCTCCTCTTGTGTCTTCATTTGATAGAATTACACTAAGAGATGGTGCTGCATCAGGAGACGGTCATTACAGCGTTGATAGAGGTGCTGCTGCAACTGGTAACGCGACTCTTCGTTGGTATGAGACTTCTGGGAGATGGCAAGCAACAGCAAATGATGTCAATAACTCTCTATGGAGTGATTTGTTGGTTGCAGCCAATTTATCATCATCAGTTCTTAGCACATCAGAAACAAATGCTGCAACTTCACTCGCAGTAAAAACTGCATTCGATACTGCTGTTTCTGGATCAAATACAACAACTGTTTCTGCAAATAGTGGTTCAACGATTACTGCAGTAAGATTAAATTTTAATAATACTGCTTCTATGAATGTTACTGTGACAAATGGAACATCTGGCAATGCAAATATTGCGTTTAGTGCAAACAACTCAAATCCACAATTGCTTGGACCACAAGGTGTAACAGGATCACAAGGTGCTCAAGGTATACAAGGAAGCAATGGAAGCAATGGAAGCAATGGATCGCAAGGTGCTCAAGGCGTCCAGGGAACAAGTGGAGGCAATGGAAGCAATGGATCGCAAGGTGCTCAAGGCGTCCAGGGAACAAGTGGAGGCAATGGAAGCAATGGATCACAAGGTGCTCAAGGCGTCCAGGGAACAAGTGGAAGCAATGGAAGCAATGGATCACAAGGTGCTACTGGCGCACAAGGAACAAGTGGAAGCAATGGAAGCAATGGATCACAAGGTGCTACTGGCGCACAAGGAACAAGTGGAGGCAATGGAAGCAATGGATCACAAGGTGCTACTGGCGCACAAGGAACAAGTGGAAGCAATGGAACCAATGGAACCAATGGATCACAAGGAACTACAGGAATTCAAGGAAGACAGGGAACAAGTGGAAGCAATGGAAGCAATGGATCACAAGGTGCTACTGGCGCACAAGGAACAAGTGGAACCAATGGAACCAATGGAACTGGTGGATCAATTACAAATGATACAAGTTCTGGCACCACATATTATCCACTACTAACAACAGCAACTAGTGGAACTCTCTCTGGTGCTACTGTAAGTTCAACTAAACTATCATTTGTTCCATCAACTGGAACGGTGACTGCTACAGACTTCGCAGCAACTTCTGATGCAAATTTGAAGACAGTTGTAAACAATATTCAAAATGCTACTGAAAAAATAAAGAGCATTAGTGGTGTAGAATTCGTTTGGAATGATACAGCAAAAAATATTGGTGTGAGCGATAGCAAAGAATTGCAAATTGGTGTTCTAGCGCATCAAGTAAAACAACTATATCCTTCTATGGTCTATACGCACGAAGATGGATACATGAGAGTAAATTATGACAAATTAATTCCAATTTTAATTGAATCGATTAAAGAACTCAGCGATAAAATTGACAGTATTCAAGGAAAATAAGAATGACTTTGCAGAGCAGCGCCAGTGGCGCAGATCCGTTAAAATTTTCAGAGATTCAAGCTGAATTTACGCCACAAGGATCTGCTAGTAATTTTCGAGCATATTTGAAAGGAGCAGGCATAGTACAAAGCAATGATATTGTGCCTAATGTTCCAACTTCAGGTACGATGAATATTTTAAATTTTTTGGGTGCCGAGTGTTTGCATGCTACATTGAATAATTTTAATGCTGGAATACAAGACATAATATTAACTAAAACTTCAAATGCTCCAGGCACTGCGGCATCAGCAAGAGTTGGTATTAATTTGTACAGTGACGGCAGCGCAATATATTACTACGCAACGAATACTGTAGTAATTGATAATTTTACAAGTTTTACTTGGAAAACTGGTGGCGGTTCATCTGGAAATTATTATGCATATATGTATGCGCCTACTGGAGATTCATTTTCAGAAAATGCAGGAACTGATACTCCATTAATATTAAGTTCAACTAGAAATTGGCGTTTAGATGCTTTTGCTATAGCAGAGAAATCATTAACCTCTACTTTAGAAATTCGCAATTCTAGTAACGACGTTTTAGTGTCAAAAACATTAAGGTTTACTGTAACTGCAGAAAGCACTGATTAATATAAAAATAAATAAAACGGATAAATTAAATGGCATCACCAACATCTCGTACAGAATTAAAAGACTATTGTTTGAGAAAACTTGGATTTCCTGTGATCGACATCAACATTGATGATGACCAATTAGATGATAGAATTGATGACACATTGCAAAAATTCCGCGAGTTTCATTATGATGGAACTGAAGAAATATATCTTGCTCATCAAGTTACTAATGGTGACATATCAAACACATATATCACAGTGTCAGACAATATAATAGGAATAACTAGACTTCTTCCAGTTAGTTCTGGATCAATCAGTTCAGATAGTTCGCAAGGATTTAATATATTTGATATAAACTATCAAATTCGTTTAAACGATTTTTATAATCTATTGTCTAGTTCATACACATATTATGTCATAGCAAGAGAACATTTGGCTATGCTAGATATGATTGTTACTGGAGAAATTCCTTTCTCTTTCAATAAAAAAGTTGGTAGAGTAAATTTGTATATGGATTGGACTGGAAGATTGGCAGTTGGAGACTATATCGTGTTTCAAGCAACACGCATAGTAGAACCAACAACTTATACAAAAATATTCAATGATTCATGGGTAAAATCATATACAACTGCATCATTTAAACAACAATGGGGTGCAAACATAACCAAATACACTAACTACACGCTTCCTGGTGGATTAGTTGTAAATGGTGAAAAAATATACAATGATGCTGTTGCAGAACTTGCACTGTTAGAACAGCAACTTAGAGATGAATATGAATTGCCACCGCAAATGTTTGTGGGGTAACTAATGGGCACTAGTGTATACTTCAACAATCAAAACGCAACGCGCGAACAATATTTGGTTGAAGATTTAATTATTGAATCAATTAAAAATCATGGAATAGATATTTATTATATTCCTAGAGATTCTCACTCTACTAATGATGAGTTATACGGTGATGATCCTGTGAAGAAATTTACAAAAGCATATTCTATAGAGATGTATCTAGAATCTTCCAATGATTTCGAAGGAAACCAAGAATTTTTTGGCAAGTTTGGATTAGAGATTCAAAAAGCAGCCAAAGTTGCTGTTGCTCGTCGCACATTCGAAAGATATATCCCAACATCTGTTCGCAATCTACCAAAAGAAGGCGATTTAATTTGGCTTCCAGTGCAACAAAAACTAATGGAAGTTCGTTTTGTTGAAGAAGAAAAAAACTTCTTCCAAGCAGGTAAGGTTGCACCATACATGTATGGATTGAATTTAGAAGCCTTCAAGTACAACGGCGAACTAATTCAAACTGGTATACAAGAAATAGATGACATTACTGATCAAGTAGCATTTGCTATTAATTTTACATTGGCTTCTGGCGGAACTGGTTCGTTCAGAGAAGATGAAGTTGTATATCAAGGAACATCTTTATCTGCTGCAACTGCCAGGGGTTATGTTGCTGGTTGGGATATTTCCACTAGAATAGTCAAAGTTAGAAATATCAAAGGCGAATTCGCTGCTGGAGCAATTGTTGGCTCTACAAGTGGCGCGCAATGGACAATATCTGCATTAAACGACCAAGAAAATGCAAATGATTTATATGATGATAATGTCAGAATTCAAGGTGAAGCGTCTGACTTTATAGACTTTACTGAAAATAATCCATTCGGTGAGCCATAATGTTATCTTCTAGACATTTCTATCATAGAACAACTAGAAAATTGGTTGTAGCATTTGGGACTATGTTTAATAATCTCAAATTATATCGATACACAAAAGATGGTGACACTGAAATTGAACGAGTTACTGTCCCACTAACATATGCCAATAAAGAAAAATATTACACACGCATAACTCAAGATCCAAATCTAGCAAAACAAACATTAATTGATTTGCCTAGAATGGCTTTTGAGATGGTTTCTATAACATATGATCCTTTGAGAAAAATATCTAATTACAACGAACTGTTTTCACCAGGACAAGATGGTAATAAAATTACCACAGTGCGCGCAGCGCCATATAATTTTGCCTTTGATTTAAACATATATGTTCGCAATATAGAGGATGGTTCGCAGTTAATTGAACAAATACTTCCTTACTTTACACCCGATTATACACTAGCACTAAATTTAACTGGCATTCAAAATGACATTGTTAATGTGCCAATAGTATTAGAATCTATTTCGTATGAAAACAGAGTTGATTCTGATAACGAATCAACACGAGTTATTGTTTGGAATCTAACATTTACCGTACAAGCATTTTTGTATGGGTATATTAATGACGACATTAAGATTATTCGCAAAGTCACCGCAAATACTTTTGATAGCACCGCATTACAGAAAAAAGAACAATTAATAACACTGAGCAGTGGATCTGGTCAGTATAAAATTGGTGAATTGGTTTTCGTTGGAAGCAAGTTATCAACTGCCAACGCGAGTGGATTTGTTGGTAGTTGGAACAACACATCAAACCAATTATTTGTAACTGATATTACAGGTACATTTAAAACAAATTCTAGACTTATTGGAGCAGTGACAAATGCTTCATATGTAATTTCTTCTTTTGCAGATGCTGATAATAAACTTATGAAGTTGCAAGTAACTCCAAGACCTAGTACTGCAAATGCAAACAACGCATTTGGATTTGACGAGAGCATTACATACTATCCTAATATAACTTAATTATGAGCAATGTAGATAAGAATTTAGCAGAAATTTTGAATACTGATTATGTACCTGTAGTGAAAGAAGATAAGCCCATAACAGTTCATCAAGATAATACTGAAAACCCAGACGCGAATTATTCTCGTGCAAATTACTATAATCTTATTGAGAAAGGCAATGAAGCACTCGATGGTATTTTAGAAGTTGCCAAAGAATCGCAGCACCCAAGAGCATATGAAGTAGCAGCAAACATGATCAAGAATCTCTCTGATGTTACAGAGAAATTAATGATTCTACAAAAACAGCAA